AAGCCATATTTAAAACAGTTTGGGAATTGAAAATGAAAACAATTATTGATTTAGCTGCCGATCGCGCTCCCTACATCTGTCAATCCCAATCCCTGAATCTCTTTATTTCAGATCCGACCTATGCCAAACTCACCTCTATGCATTTCTATGCCTGGAGGAAAGGATTAAAAACAGGAATCTATTATCTTCGGACCCGTGCCGCAGTCGGTGCTCAAAAGTTCACCATAGACCCCTCTACAGCTGCTGCTGCTCCCAAAGAAGAAAAGGAATGCACGATGTGCTCATCCTAAAATTGGAAAGAATTTCTTAATAAAATTGGAAAGAATTTCATTAAGAGAAAAGTAATACTTTCTCTTAATAAAATTGGAAAGAATTTCATTAAGAGAAAAGTAATACTTTCTCTTAATAAAATTGGAAAGAATTTCATTAAGAAAGAAGCTTTGCTTCTTCCTTAATAAAATTGGAAAGAATTTCATTAAGAGAAAAGTAATACTTTTCTCTTAATAAAATTGGAAAGAATTTCATTAAGAAAGAAGCTTTGCTTCTTCCTTAATAAAATTGAACTTATTTTTTAACATTTATAAAGTTATTGCAAACATAAGAATGCTTCTTTCTATCATTCTTCTCATATTAGCACTCACAAAGAGTGCATCTGCAGTTGAGCCTGTCACCGCCGCCGCTGCCGCCCCCACCATATTCACACTTACATTTGCAAGTGGGGCTACATTAGTAGTTACTGAAGCCAGTGCAGTCGGTGCAGCCGGTGCAGCCACTGTAGTGGGTTCAGGAATAGCTGGTGTAACCACAATTACAGCAGCTAATACAGTGAGTGCACCAGCTGCTGCATATGGCTTCTACAACCTCCCTATAATGTGTGTCATGAATCCCAAAGCATGTCTAGCAGTTGTAGTAATAAGTGGTATTACATATTATGTTCTTGATCCCACATTCTTTGCAAATTTTCGTGACGATAAATGGGCATGCTGCAGCCAAACTGAATGCCGAATTCATGATGGATCTATAGTGAATTTCTGTCCGATGTGGTCTGGAACAAATTATCCTATTCCATCTGTGGCGATATTTGCCCAAAAAACATTTAGTTACGTCAAGAAACCTTCTGGAAATGAATCCATTGTTACAAGAAGTGGAAACCCAGTCATCATCACAATAAAACAACTCTTCTTAGCCCTAAACAAAGAGTTTACAAATACTCGTGGTGAAGAATGGCTCATCCAACATAAAGATGGGACCTCTAAGCCAATTGAATCTGCAATTGAAGGGATTGTTGCCGAAGCATTACACTATATGATGAAACAAACAGATCTCGATCCGAATGATACATATATAGGTATGTTAATGACTATTTATATCAATGCTGCTCTTAAAACTAGACTCCCCTTCTATACATTGGTTGATAATGTTGTGCTAGAAATTCAACAAACTTAAAAAATTGATCTCTATTTTTTCAAAATAGATCTTAACTAAAGATTGAATGTTTCAGATCTGCATCAAATTTATTATGATGATTATTGCTCTGTTATTACTTTCATATGTCTGGAACATGGTGAGTGGACAATTCCCAGACCTTCCCCAGCTTCCCTCGCTTGATGTTGTAGAGAAGGCACTTCCAACGACAGTTACAGGACGCATAACCACTGCTGCTGGTGTTGCTGGACTTAGTGGCACCCTTGCTTGTGGTGCAAAATGTGGCGTAGGTGCTGGACTTATTGCCGCAGCTTACGTGGGTGTAAAGAGCGTATGTCCCACCCCCGATAAGGGTATTGCACTTTGTAGTCAGGGACACAACCTGATAGACCTTGAACTATGGGGCACAACATGTGCAGGAAAGTGCCTTACACTCGGACCAGTAGAAATGCCACCTAACCGAGATATTTCCACAACAATTCTTACTCAAGATGGTACGACTGCAACTGTAAGAGTGCGTCCACTCTTTGTTCCAACAAAAGTGAATGCCACTGATGAATACATGTTTCATCTTCCTGACATACAAAATACAATTCATGAAGCCTATATCATGAATTACGATAAAGTTGAAGAATCACTTGCAGAAGTCTTGCTATTCAATCCACTCAAAAAATGTCTTTCTTCACAAACAGATATTGATTGGGATGCACCGACACACACACTTGAAAAGATCCTTCTTCCTCGTCTCCAAACATGTCTTACGAACGAAGATACATACAACGTCTATTACATGAAACTGTCAGGATTCCAAGTACGAAAGATCATTAGTGACTCTTAAAATTGATTGTTTTTTAAATATAAAGAGATCCCACTATCAATAGAAGAGAATGAAGAACTTCTGTCCGAAAGATGGAATGAAATTGCGCATGACCGCATCCGACAAAGTTGGAGATAATACGGTTGTTTTGAAATGTGTTGCATGTGGATACCATGAACCAATGGATCCCAAGACAGATGCGGAATCATTAGTCCTGAAAACGGTCTTCAACAGTGGATCCTCTGCATCCGGTGCTGCTTCCGGTGTCGGTATCAATGAATACACCTTACTCGATCCCACCCTTCCTCACATGAAAACACTTCGGTGCCCCAATGAATCCTGTGAAAGTCGCAAAGACATCTCCAAACAAGATGTAATCTATATTAAAACAGATCCTACCAATTTAAAATATCAATACATTTGCACGGTGTGTAAAACACAATGGACATCGTAAAGATTATGCTTTTTTCTACTGTTTCTACTTTGTAGAATGAGTGGATCCACCAGTGGAACCAAACAACCAATAGGAGCCATGAAAAAGATAGTGAGTCTTGTGGATCGTGGTGCTTTTGATGAATATACCTACCCGAAAGACTCCAAAGAAACTCTTTTATCACCCACTGTAACACCTTATCACAGTTTTACACATACCATCGAAGAGATTCCGTTTATTGGCGATGCAAGGTGGGGGCAGCGAATCACCTTTGAACTTCCACGACCAGTTCCAGCTGATTACCTTTCTTGGATTGCTCTTCGTATTAAACCAACCAGTTGGATTCCCTATGATAGTATTCAAAAACTTCAGAATGGTACCTATACCTATGTTGATCCAAGTGGAGCCTGGTGTTGGGCAAATTCCTTAGGAACGATTGCCATTGCCGAAGCGGAAATGACAGTCGATGGAGTCGTGTTAGAACGCTGGAGTGGTGATTGGATAAATATATGGAATCGCAGTGCCCATACCAGCAACGAAGGAATTGGATGGGATGAAACCTTAGGAGTTCGTGCTGCATCTCAGTTTACAGCCGAAGAAGAATCTGCAGTAGGGATCTATCCGTCTGAAGACGGCTATATCACGTGTTATTTACCTTTTTGGTTTTCACGCTGGATTAATACTGCCTTTCCCTTAATTGCCTGTGAACGACCGATCCGCTTTAATATTACCCTTCGTCCGTTACACCAAGTGGTTCGCAAAGTGTTTACCCCTCTTACATGTAATGAATCCCCTCTTGGTCAATCCTTTGTAGTCATTGACAATAGTCGTCCCTACTATTTTACACGTACCATCACCAATCTCAGTACCATTCCTCCCTTTGAATCCGCTGCGCTATTGTGCGGCTTTGCCAATGTGGATCAATCCTATCGTAAAGAAGTGCAATTTAAAGTGCAAGAGTTGTTAATGAATCCTGTCACCGTTCATACCTTTTCAGAGCCTCTAACATACGTGTCTGGTGTACAAGGATTGGATACCATTCAAATTACGCTTCCCCTTGAGATTAATGGGGCAACGCGTCAATTGATCTGGTTTGTCCGTCGTAAAGCCGTTTCAGAATTTAATGATTGGACCAACTATAGTGCTGTCTTAACAAATGAAAAAGATATTATTTGGAATCCATTGGCTCCTTTGTTAGTCCGTGCAAAACTGCAGGTAGGAACGGCAACCTGGGTCGATCAGGAAGAAGACTGGTGGAGACAACGTGGTGGATTGAAAGAACGCGGCGGAATCCGTGTTAGTGGAAACTATATATATGCATATTCGTTTGGAACACGTCCTGATTTATGGGCACCATCTGGTTCCATTGATGTCGACCGCGTAGATGTCCGATTGCAACTGACTGTGCGTCCACCCGGTGGTGTGGAGGATGGGGAATGGGAGGTCGTTGTGTTTAGCATAGCACAGAATTGGCTCCGCTTTCAAGACGGCTTGGCAGGATTGGTGTTTATGGAATAAAATCACAATCCATTGTAGAAAGGATGTTAAGTATAAAAGATCTTGTTGTGGGCAAATGTTATTCATTTACAAAAGAGAATTGTCCTGATATGAATATTATTTACCACAAAAGGAATAAACTGCAGAAGGGTACGTCGCAGAATGGTATGTCCGTAACAAATGGTACAGGTTATCTACATCACATACAAGATGCAGGCAATAAATATTTAATAATGGCAACATTCCTATCAGGAGAACCAGTAGATTCTCAATATATTGTTACAATTTCTAATAATGATGTAACTGATCAGAATGCATTTATAAAAAGAAATAGCGGGTTTGAAAAATTGAATGATGCTGAGTGTATGAAAGTGAAAGAATCTGAAAAACCTCCTTTCAATCTCAGTGCAGCTGCAGATTCAGTTGCTGCTCCCCTTGAATCTACTCGTAATAATTCTCTCAATGCACCTGAAGAACCTACTTCTTTGTTTGGAAATAATAATCTTTCAAATATTAAGAATAAACCACTTCCAAATATTCCCGAATTTTTAAAAAGAAATGAATCTCGATTTGGAAAAAAGAAAAATAATAATTCTTCCAAGCGTTCACGCAACATGCGTAAGCGATCCACCCGAAGACGGCGTTAATAAAAATGATACACTTATCTATTGTATACTTATAGTATAAATATACAATGGACAAATATGTACAACAAGCCGCAAAAGAAGCATTTGCACTTGCGCTCATAAACCGATCTGGAACCTATTCAGAAACAAATCTCGCCATTTGGTTTCTTTTGAAATCCGATCAAGAATTTATTATGGATATAGAAAATGGAATCCCTGCGCTCTTCCTCTTTATAAAATATCATTTTGCACATCCAAAAGGATATCCAAAGGAACAACTGTTTCGATTATTGAAAGAGCGAACTCCTTCCGATGCAAAATATGCGAATTGTATGATTGAGGAATGGATTGCCATCTTTGAAAAATCAATTGGACCTATTTCTTCCTCCTGAGTAGAAATGCATTCCTTTTTTCAAAGTACCACCATTCAACAAAAAATCATAAATGGTAAAGAAGAGGGAAACGAAAAATATGTTACAATTAAAAATGGAACAGGTACAAAAACAGTGAAACATATTGAAAATGGAAAAACTGTTAGTAATACAACAGTGCCTTTAACAAAGAATGAAATTAAAAATGCACAAAATCGAGTCTTTATGCCAAACTTTTGGCATAATTGTAAACCCGGTACCAATTGTGCAATTCAGAATACTACAAAAAAGAATAATAATGCGTCCAACACCAGCAAAGCTGGTGTTCGGCATGCGTCTAAGAATCAAACGAAGAAACGTCATCGATACTAGGGATGTGGTTAGAACTACTTTTAGTTGGTGTCATTATACTTGGATTAGCAGTGTTATTTTATCGAGGAGCGGTGCACGAGTTTCAAATCCTCCAACATGATTGGTCTGATGATATTAACTGGGCAAATCTCTTATCCGAACGAGCTCCCCTTGTGATCCGAGATATTCCGGTAGAACTGCAAGGATCTTGGCGTCGGCAGGCAGTTGCCCGACGTTCTTGGCCTATTCTATTACAAAACAAGCAAGGACGTGTGCGCACTACCTGTGCCGATTGGATAAATACATCGCTTACACAAGTGGAGACCCGTCAGATAGAAAATGGCGAACGATTAGCTGTCTCAGCAGGAATTGGGGAAGTGGTCAATGATTGGCGATCGGCAGGATTATACCGTTGGACCTGGCTTCCTACTTCCTCCCCAGTGGTTCATCTATTGCCACCGACAGAAACAGCGTGTCTCCCCCTCCAACAAGTGCGCAGTGATTGTAAATGGATTGTTAGTACCGATGGAACCCCGTTACGCCTTTGGTTAGCCCATGAAGGATCCATTCCTTCTGGTATGAAGTTAGAAGGAAAGAATCCTTGGACCTTAACAACTGCCGAAGTTCCCTGGATTGTGGATGTCAAGTTTATGGAAATGCGGCTTCGTCCAGGGCAAGCCGTGCTTCTTCCTACTCATTGGTGGGTCGCAGTGAAACCAGAACTTCCTGTGGTAAGTGATGCCCCTACCGTAGGAGATGGAGCCTGGTTTTGGACAGCAGATCTTGATACTCCTATCTCCTGGGTGCTTCATCAGTTCCATCGGGGTACTAAACCGAAATCTAATAAGAAAGAGTAGAGCGATGGATTCATCCGATACAGAAACAGAGACCGAAGGTACTACCCTCGACCTTGAGGTCGAATTAGAGAAAGTGGTAGAAGCCTTAGAAGCCTGTAACACTACCTACATTGATGAATTAATTACGCAATCCTTAGTTGTACCCTTAGCAGATCCAGAATATTTGGAAAGTGGTACCTTCTGTTCCAAATCTTTTTCAGTTCGTCCAACCATCTTGAAACTCTTTAAAAAAGAGGGAATTCCTCTGCAAGATAGATATAGTTTATCTGCATATCGACAAGTAATCACCTCTTATGTCATTGAAAAAAAGTGTGTAGATGCACTTGGAATGATTACTCCAACCCCTTTTTTACAAAAAGTATTTAAGATTTCATCCGAGCCTTGCTCCCTTCTAAAGTTTTTTGAACTTGCCACGCGCATCTTTATTTAATCTTCCACGATCATGCCAGTGGGTATCCAGGAAAAGGCGATTGAATCCCATACTTTGTAAGGATCCTTTAGAAAGGCAGCTTCATTTGCATCCCAAACAGACTGACCACGTACGCGAAGTGCATTAATTGATTCTCGTATTTGATCCATATAACAATCCATAAATCCAACTGCTTCTTCATTATATTTTTTTACAATATCACGAGATGCTTCTTCTAATTGTCGTATAGTTCCAGAATTAAGAAATCCAATCGCGGCAAATGGAACACGAGAATGTTGCATTTGATTTTGAATCATATGAAAATCTGATAATAAACGTTGTAAATAGCGTGTATATCGATTTGTTGTAGTTGTAATGGCATAGTCTGCAAAGCGATGAAATATATACGATTGATCTTCTTTTTCAAGACTTGTATATGTACTAGGAGCAATTAATGCATCTTCAAATCGATGATGCTCCATATAGTCACAGGGAGATCCCAGTTGTTTCCAATACAAATAATATGTTTGAACAGGTTTGCATAAACTCATATGTTGATTGGTTAACCAATAAAAGAAACAAGTTTTTTGCTTGTATCCAAAATGGAATCCGCCCTTAGGACGTTGAAATAAGGGTGGTATAAATCCTGCTTGAAATCTCCATCGGTGAACTCCCCAAATACGATTTCGGTATGCCCATTGATTCCAAGCTTTATTCACCTGTGCCAATCGAGCATAATCTCGTTCATCCAAATATTTTACAATTTCTGACATCATATCTGCTGGTAAATATAGCTGCATTTTATTCATAATAGTATACATAATCCTATCATGAATGATCAATTTTTATGCATTTATAATTTCAAATAGAGGTGTATAGATCTCGGTAGGTGATGGAGGAAGAAGGGGTGGCATATCATCATCTATATCCATATCTTCAGATACGATTTCAACGGAAGTATCCTCTTCT